AGAGACGACAGTTTTTTTTTAGCGACAAGCAACATATATTTAGGTAATTGTTTGTAAATGGCAACACAAAAAGACGTAGCAGAACATTTAGATTTATCTACAAAAAGTATCTCTGAATTAATAACAAAAGGCGTATTACCATCAAAAAAGGGTAGATCACCGCTAAATGTTGACGTTTGTAGGCTTAGTTACATTAGTTATCTACGAAAATTAGCTGGTTATCACAAAAAAAGCGGTTTTGGTGATATTGCAGAGGAAAAAACACGTTTAACTAAAGCACAAGCAGATAAAGCAGAGCTAGAAGTATCAGAATTAGAAGGAAAGCTCATACCAGCTCCATTAGTGCAAGATACGTGGACTGATTTTGTAGCTAATGTAAGAGCAAAGCTGTTAGGCATACCTTCAAGACTTGCACATCAAATGATTGCAACAGAAAACTATGCAGAAGCAGAAAAATTACTTAAAGATAGCATTTATGATGCGTTAAATGAATTAGCAGATAATGGAATACCTACACAATATGCAACTCGTGTTGAAAAACACGAAGCAGACATTTAAACCACCGCCTGAATTACTTTTATCAGAGTGGGCGGATAGATATCGCAAACTATCGCCTGAATCTTCTGCTGAAGCTGGTCAATGGAACACTAGCAGAGCAGAGTATCAACGCGAGATAATGGATGTGTTTAATGATCCCAACATTGAAAGAGTAGTTGTAATGACTTCTTCGCAAGTTGGAAAGACTGAAATTTTATTAAATGCAATAGGTTATTACATAGACCAAGACCCATCTCCTATGTTAGTAGTAATGCCAAGTCTAGCTATGGGACAAGCATTTAGTAAAGATAGACTATCTGCAATGATAAGAGATAGTGAAAAGCTAAGAGGTAGTGTAAAAGATGCAAGAAGTAGAGATTCTAACAATACAACTATGCACAAGAAGTTTGCAGGCGGTCATATATCAATAGTTGGCTCAAATAGTAGTGCTTCTCTTGCTAGTCGTCCCATAAGAAATTTATTTATGGATGAAATAGATCGATTTGAACTAAGTGCTGGTAGTGAAGGTAGTCCAATAGCTTTAGCTGTAGCAAGAACTAAAACATTTTGGAATAGAAAGATATTTATGTGTTCTACTCCAACAATAAAAGGTTTATCAGCTATTGAAACTGCATTTGAAGAATCAGACCAAAGATATTATTACGTTCCTTGTCCTGAATGTGAACATAAACAAGTTTTAAAATGGAAGAACGTAGTATGGGAAGAGAATAAACCTGAAACAGCTACTTACGCTTGCGAGGAATGTGGATCAGTTATTGAAGAATCAAAGAAACAATGGATGCTTAAAAACGGAGAGTGGAGAGCAAGTAATACATCTAGCAATACAGCAGGTTTTCATATATCAGAGCTATATTCTGTTTGGTCTACATGGTCGCAAATGGCTACAAACTTCTTAGAAGCTAAAAAAAATCCTGAAACACTTAAAACATTTATAAATACTGCATTAGGTGAGTCTTGGGAAGAGCAAGGTGAGTCAGTAGAGTATGACACTTTATTACAGCGTAGACTGTCATACGATAAAACCTGTTTACCTGAAGATGTGTTAGTGATAACTGCGGGATGCGATTTGCAACGCGATAGAATAGAACTGCAACTCGTTGGTTGGGGTAAAAACTACGAATCTTGGGTTTGTGATTATAAAATATTTTGGGGTGATCCAAACGCTTTAAATGTATGGAATGATTTAGATGCTTACCTAAAAAAAAGATTTAAAACAGAAACAAATAGAATAATACCTATATCTTGCACATGTATAGATTCGGGTGGACATCATACCAATATGGTTTATCAATTTACTAAACCAAGACAAGCTAGAAGAATATTTGCTATTAAAGGTTTATCTACAGCAGGTAAGCCAATAGTAAATAGACCTACTTACGTTGGCAAAAACAAAGCAGTATTATATGGCGTTGGAACTGATACTGCTAAAGAAGCTATATTTGCAAGATTGGCTACTGAACCTGAATCTACAACATTACATTTTTGCTCTGAACTAGATGAAGAGTATTTTAAACAACTTACAGCAGAAAAAAGAATTACAAAATGGGTAAGAGGTAAAAAGCAATTAGTATGGAAGCAAATTAAACCTAGAAATGAAGCATTAGATACGCTTGTCTATAATTTTGCAGCTATCTATATCTTAAATCCTAATTTTGATTACATAGAGCATAAGATTCTAGTCAATGAATCTAAACCAGCAGAAAAGCAACAACAAAAACAAAGAAAAGGTATAAACAGAGCTAACTTTGCTACGTCTTGGAAAGATTTATAATCATCATTCTAAACATTGACATTTATAAAATGAACCATAATGTTATTAGTAGATTAATCTAATAAATAAAGAGGTTTTACTTGTCTAACGCATTTGATAGAGCAAACTATTCTACAAAAGAACCAAATTCATTAGTGCTGGGTGATTACTGGGCATGGAGAAGGGATGATCTTGCAAGTGATTATCCTGTTGGTTCTTATGCACTTACTTATGAATTTCATTCAGACGTAGGCGGTGGTGGTAGTAAGAAATTTACACTTACAGCAACGGAAGCTGACGATACTTATTACATCGAAGCTGCATCATCATCTACTACAAGTTATTCAATAGGTGACTATGTATGGGATGCATATATAACAAAAACATCTGATTCAAATAGAGTTTTAGTTGACTCAGGTAGAACCACAATTACAGAAAACTTAGCTAATACTAATGCTGATTTAAGAAGTCACGCTAAAAAAGTAGTAGATGCTATTGAAGCTGTTATAGAAAACAGAGCATCTATGGATCAATCTTCAATGTCTATAGCTGGTAGGTCTTTATCAAGAATGTCTATTGATGAACTTTTAACATTTAGAGATAGGTATAAAGCTGAATATTTAAAAGAAATAAAACTTGCAAGAATAAGAAACAAACAAGGTTCAGGAAATACTGTAAAAGTAAACTTTGGATCATCCTATACAAATAACGTAACAGACTTAACATAATGGCTTGGTATAACAATATATTTGGTAACAACAAAAAACCAAAAAGAAAATTTAAAAGAAGTTACTCAGGAGCTAATACAGGTAGATTGTTTGCAGATTTTTTGACTAGCTCTACTTCTGCTGATGCCGAGATTAAAGATAATTTAAGACTTCTAAGGGACAGAGGTCGAGAGTTAGCTAGAAATGATCCATTCATTTCAAGATACTTAAACCTGATGGTATCGAATGTGATCGGCAAAGCGGGGATAAGAGTTAGCTCCAAAGCTAGGAATGATGACCAAAGCCTAGATATAGGAGCTAACCTCCTTATTGAGAGAGCATGGAAAGAATGGAGTCAATTAGGTAATTGCACTGTAAATGAACGTCTTACTTTTTTAGATTGTCAAAAAATATTTATAGAAACACTATGTAGGGATGGCGAAGTATTAGTAAGAAAAGTAAAAGATAGCAGCTCACCATTTGGATTTAGAATATCTTTTATTGAATCAGATCATTTAGACGAAAATAAAAATGAAACAAGCCTAAAAAATGGCAACTCTATCAAAATGGGTGTTGAGCTAAATAGTGTCGGCAAACCAGTAGCTTATCATCTATTTAAGAAACATCCATACGATAATACCTACCCTAAACCTGAACAACAATATATAAGAGTTCCAGCAGACGAGATCATACACGCTTATATACCTAATAGAGCAGAACAGACAAGAGGTGTATCTTTTATTGCACCTATTATGGCTAATATGAAGTTACTTAATGGCTACTATGAAGCTGAGATAGTTGCTGCAAGAGTTGGAGCTTCTAAGATGGGTTTTATAACAAGTCAAGATGGTGATTCTTACGTTGGCGATGGTGAAATGGAAGATACTTTTTCACCTACTATGAACGCACAAGCAGGCGTATTTGAACAATTACCAGCAGGAACATCATTTGAAACATTTGATCCTAGCCACCCAACAACAGCATTTGAAGCATTTACAACAAGTGTATTAAGAAGTATTGCTAGTGGTTTAAACATTTCATACCATGCTTTATCCAACGATCTTACCAGTGTCAATTACTCTTCAATCCGTCAAGGTGCCTTAGAAGATAGAAGCAGTTATATGATGTATCAACAGTTTGTAATAGATCATTTTATAAACCCTATATTTAAGTCTTGGCTAGAAATGGCTATATCTACAGGTTATATAAATTTACCTATAGGTAAATATGACAAATTTGCAAGATCAATTAATTACATACCAAGAAGTTTTGCATGGATTGATCCGTTAAAAGAAATGCAGTCAAACATATTAGGACTACAAAACGGAACTATAAGTTATTCAGATATAAGTAGTGCTTATGGTAGAGATGTTGAGGAATTATTTGAACAACATCAAAAAGAAATAGAGTTAGCGAAACAATATGACATAGAAATAGCGTATCAACCATTTGGAGCTGCAAAAATGCCAATCGAACCAAATATTGAAGGTGGAGCTGACGAAGATGCCTAGACCAACAAAGGGAATGAGAGAAGAAGCTAGAAAAGGCTTAGATTGGAGAGAAGAGTTTGGTAGGGGAGGAAGTAGGATTGGACAAATTCGTGCAAGGCAAATTGTTGCGAATGAAAACTTGTCTGATGAAACAGTTAAACGTATGTATAGCTTTTTCAGTAGGCATGAGGTTGATAAACAAGGTGAAGGATTTAGTCAAGGTGAAGATGGCTACCCTTCTAATGGAAGAATAGCATGGGCATTATGGGGTGGAGATGCTGGATTTAGTTGGAGTAAAAAAGAGGTAGAAAAAATGAAGAATGAAGAAAATAGAGCAGAGCCAGATGCGTTAAAGGTAGGTGACTTTGTTTCATGGAATAGTGCTGGCGGTAGAGCTAGAGGAAAAATTATAAAAATAGAAAGGGATGGAAAAATAAACATACCTAATAGTGATTTTTCTGTAACTGGAACAGAAGATGATCCAGCAGCATTAATACAAGTTTATAGAAGCGGTGAGCCAACTGATACAGAGGTTGGTCATAAATTTAGCACGCTTACAAAGATTAATCCCATAAGGGAAACAGATTTTGATTCATTAGAATCAAATGCACAAACTTTATCTCAAACAACAGAGGAAAAAGCTATGAATAAAGAAGATAGACATATCCTCAATGTTAGCGAAACAGACGACTCTGTAGTTGTTGAATTTGCAAAACATCACGAGGATAAAGAAGAAGAAATAACTGATGCTGAAAGTTCTTATCACGAAGAAGATGAAGATAGGAAAGTAGTTAATTTAAAAGTTAATTACAGAACTATTGATTTAACTAAGGCTCATCATATTGATGAGGAAAAAAGAACTGTAAGAGTTGGTGTAAGTTCAACTGAAGAAGTTGAAAGATCATTTGGAATGGAAGTCTTAGGACACTCTGAAGAGGATATAAATATGGAATTTATGAAGTCAGGAAGGGCGCCATTTCTTTTAGATCACGATATGACAAAGGTGTTAGGCGTGATTGAAAAATTTGAACTGGATCAGACTGCTAAAAGGACAATAGCAGTAGTTAGATTTGGAAAATCTGCTCTCGCTGAAGAGGTTTTTAGAGATGTGCTTGATGGAATACGCATGAATATAAGCGTAGGGTATCGAGTAGATAAATTAACAAGAATGGACGATAAAGACGAGCCATATTATAGAGCTAGTTGGACTCCGCTTGAGGTATCAAGTGTTGCAATTCCAGCAGATTCTAGCAGGCTTGTAGGCGTTGGACGTTCTAAAGATAAACAAAACATAAACACAACAAAGGTAAAAATAATGGAAAACGAAAAACAAGAAATTAATCTTGATGAAGTTAGT